CATTAGCATTTGCTATAACTGAGGAAGCTATTGAAGATAACCTTTATGATAGACTAGCAGCAAGGTATACAAGAGCGTTAGCAAGATCAATGTCACAGACTAAGCAACAGCAAGCTGCTAACATACTTAATAATGCTTTTGATCCAGCATTTACAGGTGGTGACGGAGTAGAACTTTGTTCAACTGCACACCCTCTTGCGAGTGGTGGTACATTTGCAAATGAACTTGCAACTCCAGCAGACTTGTCAGAAACTTCATTAGAGCAATCATTAATTGATATTGCTGCATTTGTAGATGAAAGAGGTTTAAAAATAGCTCTACAAGGTGTTAAATTGATTATTCCAAAAGAATTACAATTTACTGCTGAGAGAGTGTTAAAAACACCTTTATCAACAACTGCTGGTGGTTCAAACGCATTTGCGAAGAACGACATTAATGCAGTATTAAATATGGGAATGGTTCCTCAAGGTTACAGAGTTAATCACTTTTTAACTGACACGGATGCATTCTTTATCATAACTGATGCACCTAATGGATTGAAACACTTTGTAAGATCGCCAATCAAAACAGCGATTGAAGGTGATTTCGATACTGGTAACGTAAGATTTAAAGCTAGAGAAAGATACAGCTTCGGCTTTTCTGATGCTAGAGGAATCTTCGGCTCACCAGGAGCATAAAGATTAAAAAAACTGGGGCGTATTTACGCCCCAGTTAATTTAAGGTACAATCATTTTATGAAGTCAGATGTAAAACCAGTTAATACTAGTTCATCAAACGCTGTTCTTTTTACAGGACCTACACGTTTACGTGGGTTTATGATTCAATCAACTAATTCATCTGGTGTTGCCATAATAAATGGTTTAGCAAACGCAACAACAGTCAGTTCATCTACTGCCACACAAGTTTTTATTCAAGTTTTTGTAGCAAATGGAGCTACAGAAACATTAAATCTTCCAGAAGATGGTGTTCTATATGCATCAAGAGGTGGAACTGGAATTGTAGATGGCATAGGTGTCACTTCAAATACAAGCGCATTAAATATTACACTATTTATAGATAAATAGTTTTATGTCTGATAAATTAGATCCATACGATTACTATGGAGAATATCTAGAGGAACATACTGGACTAAACAAAAAAAATGTAACTCCTTATGCTAAAGGAGGAATGCCGCCAAAAAATAAAAAATTTTTTAGATCTACTAAGTCAGGCGCAGGTATGACACAAGCAGGCGTTGAAGCTTATAGAAGAATGAATCCTGGATCTAAATTATCAACTGCAGTTACAGAGGATAAGCCAGGCCCTAAAAGAGCCGCTAGACGTAAATCATATTGCAGTCGATCTGCTGGACAAATGAGAATGCATAATATAGACTGTAGCAAAACACCTGATAAGAGAATTTGTGCTGCAAGGAGAAGATGGAAATGCTAAATGGCTTATTTAAATTTAAACATACCACCAATTTATTGTAATATTAGGAGGGAGTACCTTTATGATTTTAAACAAAACCATGGCAGTTCTGAAGAGTGTGTGGTCTTTGGTCTTGCAAGCATGCCAGGGCGTGCAACTTTATTTCATGTCCTTTTACCAAACGGTGCGGTCTATTGGAGACTGCCTATTTCCGCGTTTTTCCAAAAATGTTTTTCTAGATCCGAAGTGCCCGATATGCCGTTACACACGCTACAGTTGTGGAATAATTTTAGTTATTATCCTAGTATTACTGCTTTTGATTTTCTAATTTCACAGAAAGGTAAATATCTTGGAAAAGATAAAAAATTTTATTCTGGGGAATATTTATTTACCATTGATTGGGCTCATCCAGAATCTAACATCATTGATACTGAACACTCTGAAATTCCTTCAGAGCATAAGTGTGGCCATGTTTTGGCACTTGATAATGGCAATTATGCTATTCAGCCTAATAATCGTATTTTGTGGAACATACCTAGTTTTACTACTTCAAAGTCATGGCCTGACTATAAAGTCCAAAATACTGAATGGAATGTTGAGAAAGAAGATTGGATAACTGATGAATCTAATAAAATGTTTTACGACATTACTGAAAAAGATAAGTCCTAGTAATTGCATTTATAAACTTTGGAATGGTGAATGTTGCTTACAACAACATTGTAAATGTAATGATTAATCAATATTCAAATTTAAAAATTATGACATTAACATTCATAGGAACTTTATTTTTTTTAGTATTTATAACTTTTTGTATGTATAAAACAGAGCCCGCCTTTAGGGCTAATAATAATAAAGAATTTATAGAAAGTGTAGATAAATGTATAAATTACTTAGAACGTAATTTTATAAATGAAAAATCAGTTGATAAAAAATTAATAATTACCAAAGCATCTTTAGAATCAAATTATGGCAAGTCTCGTTTTGCAATACAAGGTAATAATCTTTTTGGAATTAGACAGTTTGATAATTTAGAAAATGGTATATTGCCTGAAAAAGTTTCTATTAATGTGAATTGGAGAGTTGCTACCTTTAGGTCAAAATGTGATTCAGTTAAATATTATATTAATCTTCTAAACAATAATCCTCATTATGAAGAGTTTAGAAAAGAACGTGAGTTTCAAAAAAACAATAAACTAAACATTACCACTAGATACTTCATAAAATTAGAAAAATATGCTACTAATCCAAATTATTCAGATTTGCTTATGAAAACTTATTTAAATATTTATGAGATTAAGTGAAAATTTTACACTTGATGAATTAATTAAATCTCATGAGTCTATTAGATTGGGAATACCAAATGAACCTAATGTTCAACAAATAGAATCACTTAGAGTTTTATGTATTAATATTTTACAACCAGTAAGAAATTACTTTAAAATGCCAGTTTCAGTTTCATCAGGTTATAGATCTGAGGAACTTTGTAGTGCCATAGGATCTAGCACTAAGAGTCAGCATACCAAGGGTGAAGCAGCAGACTTTGAAATATATGGCATTCATAATAAGGATGTAAGCGATTGGATTGTAAAAAATTTAGATTATGATCAATGTATTTTAGAGTTTTGGAACTCCGATGATCCTAACTCAGGTTGGATTCATTGTAGTTATACATTATTTAGACAAAACAGGAAGGAGTACTTGAAGGCTGATAAGGTAAATGGTAAAATTATTTATACATCAATGGAGTAAACAATGCCAATAGGAAGATCACAAATGAAACAGCAAATAGAAGGTAAAGTAAAAGGTGCCAAAGCTTCAAAAGCTATGATGAAAAAGAAAAACAAAAAGAAAAAAAATGGGTAAACTTTGTCCAAAAGGAAAAGCTGCTGCAAAAAGAAAATTTAAGGTATATCCAAGTGCTTATGCAAATATGTACGCCTCAGCTGTATGCTCTGGTAAAATAGTTCCAGGTGGTAGGAAAAAATCTAAGGGTGGTAGTATTTCACAAGAAAGAAAAGCAATATCAAATTATAATCAAGGCGGGATTGCAAAAGGTTGTGGTATGGTTATGCAAGATAGACGAAAAGTAACAAAAAAATTTTAATGGGTTTATCCATGCAATACCTAGCAGGTCTTTTTGATGGAGAAGGATACATATCAGTTAGAAGATTCAAAAAATCTAAAAATTATGGTGGTTTCTATTATAATCCTATCATAGGTATACATATGAATGGTTTTAATTTGTTAAAAAAAATTCACGAAAAATTTGGAGGTCGTCTTTATACACGTAAAAATTTTGTTAACAGACCTACTACAGAATGGGTTCTATCTGGGGCACGCAGAGTTTCGGATGCTTTAAAATTATTATATCCTTATTTAAATATTAAAAAAAAACAAGCTAAATTATGTATACTTCTTTGCAAAACATTTGGAAAAGTAGAGGGTCCAGGTTCTTATTACAAAAAAAAATACTTTAAACTACCTATGAATTTAAGAGAGAAGAGACAAAAATTTATTGCACAAATTAAAGCAGAAAAATCAATGGTACTATAATGGCACAAAATGGTCTTAGAAAATGGGTAGGAGAAAATTGGGTAGATATAGCAAATAGAAAACCAGATGGTTCCTATCCTAAATGTGGAAGAAGTGGAGGTGAAAAAAGAAAAAATTATCCAAAATGTGTTCCAATAGCTAAAGCAAGAGCTATGACTAGGGGAGAAAGAGCTTCTGCTGTTAAAAGGAAACAACAAGCTAGTAATGTAGGCCCTAAACCTTCTAATGTAAGCACATTTACTAAGAGATACTATGGTGGTATGATAGACATATGAAAAAAACATTATCACCTAAACAAATGAAAATAGCTGCTGCAGCTGAACCTAAAGATGAAATTACAGGAGAAGATTTTGCAGCTTTAAGAAAAGAAACTACTGGCATGAGTGCTGGAGGTATGGTCCAAAGATTTATACCTAAAGGACAAAAGCCGATACAAGTTAAACTACAAAAATCTAGTATATCATAATGAACGTAGCATACAAACAACCAATGGGTGGCGCACATAAGCCATATAAACTTACAGGAAAAATTAACGGACCTAAAAAACCAGTTAAAAAGAAAAAGTAAGGTTATGACTTATGGCTACATCTGGAACAACAACATTTAATTTAGACATCGATGAAGTCATCGAAGAGGCTTATGAACGATGTGGCATTCGTAATACAAAAGGTTACGATTTAAGATCTTCAAGAAGAAGTTTAAATCTTTTGTTTTCTGAATGGGGCAACAGAGGCGTGCACCTATGGAAAGTAGAATTAAAAAATCAAGCATTAACTGCAGGCACTATTACTTATGATACTCCAAGCGATTGTAGTGATGTATTAGAGGCGTATGTATCAACTACAAATGCAATAACAACAAGCACACAAGATGTGTCACTTACTAAGATTGATAGGTCAGCGTATGCTGCATTACCTAATAAAGGTCAAACGGGTCAACCTTCTCAATACTTTGTAGATAGACAAATTACACCTACAATAAGTTTATATTTAGCACCAGATGCAAATACTTACACATTTTTAAAATATTATTATATGCAAAGAATACAAGATGCTGGAGCTTATACTAATCAAACCGATTTACCATATAGATTTTTTCCTTGTATGGTTTCTGGTCTTGCTTTTTATTTGTCACAAAAATTTGCACCCGAGCGTATTGAAGCTTTAAGATTGTATTACGAAGATGAGCTTTCAAGAGCATTACAAGAGGATGGTCAAAGAACATCTTTATATATTTCACCTAAAACTTATTTTGGAGATAGAGCTTAATGGCATACGCAAGAGGTAAAAAATCAAAAGCAATATCGGATAGATCAGGTTGTCAATTTCCATACTTAGAAATGGTAAGAGAATGGAATGGAAGTTTAGTGCATACTAGTGAATACGAAGCAAAACACCCTCAATTAGATCCTCCATATCATGCTGCTGATCCACAAGCCATTCAAAATCCTAGAGCCGATGTTAGACCAGGAGGTGGATTAATTGTTGATTTAAATTTATATTTTTGGCCTGGTCAATTTTTATCTAAAACAAATAGTATGCAGCCAGAAATTGATGGTGATATTATTAATTTTAGAAGACAAGCTACAACATCCGTTGGAGATGTTACAATATCTACATCATGACTTATTCAGAATTAGTTACAAAAATAAGAGATTATACAGAGGTTAGTTCCGATGTTTTTACATCAACTATTGTAGATGGTTTTATAAGAGATGCTGAGTTTAGAATATTTAGAGATGCTGATGCAGATTATTCAAGAGAATATGCTACATCTACTTTTACAGCTAATAATAAATATTTAGCATTACCTAATGCAAGTGTGTCTTCTGGCACATCATCATCTAGAGTAGCATTGATTGTACGGTCTGTTGTTGTAACTAATAGTTCAGGTGTTAAAGTATCTTTAGAGCCAAGAGATGATACCTTTATTACTGAATTTAACTCAACTGGAGCCACTGGGTTTCCTAAATATTATGCAATGTTTAGAGAAAATTCAATTTGTGTAGCTCCTACACCAAGTTCAGCTTTTGTAGTAGCGTTAGATTATGTTTATACACCAGATGGTTTAAGTTCTACGAACACAGAAACATATATTTCAATTAATG